TCTTGCTATCGCGGGCCTTGAATTCTTGTTTGGTTAGTTCCTCTCCGTTTATGTAGTAAAACTTATCTCCGTTTTCAAATCCTACGGATCCAATTACATACTTCACAGCGGGCCCGTCTTCCCTGTGAAGCTTTCCGTTTATAAAGTAAAACTTATCTCCGTTTGCCCACTCTATAGCGGGCCCGTCTTCTCTATGAAGCTCGCTAGACTCGTTGTACCACTTAGTTACTGTCTCCGTTACTGTTACTTTATATGTTTTCATATCTTGTTTTTTAGTTATTAATTATTTGTTTTATGTGTTATTAACTCAAAAGAAAAAGGCCCATCGGCCCATTCTGCACAGCTTTTTTCCTCTCTGTAAAATTCCCATATTGAGTTAAATTTAATCGACTTTTCAGCACTCACACCATCGCAGTCGGTGATATAATAGTGCATATAAAAAAATCCATTTTTTAATAATTCCTTTAGTATTTCATTTTGTCTTTTTATAAATTGTAGTGATTCCATTTTGTTTCTGTTTTTAGTTATTAATTATTAATATAGATTTGATTTGTAAATTATTTCCTGTTGGTTTTTTGGTAATTGGCTCATATATTCCAGGAACATATCAAAAGAATGTAAACACTTATTATTCATTCTTGTATGTTCCCTTGTATATTCTTCCATCGTTTCCCTTATATCGTTAAAACCATTGTGTTTTTCGAGCCAATTAATAGCTTTATTTAAAGTAGTTTGATTTTTTGAGTTAATCGCTTTCATAGTTTATTTATTTTAGATAAGTGTTAAAATTTTGTTAAAGTTTTGTTAAAGTTTATATATATGCTTCCCTGTAATTATTATACAAATATACATCTTTTTTTGTATTACACAAATTTATCGCATTTTTTGTACTAATTATTTTAACCCCTCTTTTTATCTTTGTAAAACATCTATATAATGAAACAGGCGCGCGTATACACAAATAATATAACATATCCTAATAAATTTGATAATATTACACTATTTAGAATGAATCTAGATAAGACGCTATTTAGAATAAATCTAAATAACAAAAATAGGGTACTATGTTTAAGAGTGCCATTTTTGACCCCTACTATGTTTAAGAGTGAGGAAAAACTAACCCCTACTATGTTTAAGAGTGGCATTAAGCACCCCTACTATGTTTAAGAGTAACAAATAAATATAAATATTATGGAAGAAATTAAATTAAATATTATGGAAGAAATTAAATTAAAAACATTATCAGAAAAGGTTGTCAACTTTAGTGATGATCTAAGTATTCATTTAACACTTATGGAAGACGGTAGTCTTCATTCTGTTATTTGGGAAAATGGCAACTGTGCTGAAGAACATTCTTTCGAGGTATTCAGTAAGGAATTATTAAAAGGAATAGCGGTTTAATTTTACTGCTGTGTCCCAGCTTGGGGGCTAGGTATGAAGAAGCCTGGTATGTACCAGGCTCTTTGTATTTAGGGGTACTATGTTTAAGGGGCTACTATGTTTAAGAGTAGAGATTTACCTTATAACATAAGTTCCAGAGTTGCTTCCTTGTATTAAGTATTGCAAACCATATCTAATAGCATCACAAAAGTGATTGTAAGAGTCTATTGGTTTCTCATTCTTATCTTGCCATACATAGTTATTAAACTCCTTCATTACTCCCTTACTACTTCTATCTACTATGATCTCGTAGTCTTGCATTAATGCAATCCCACTAAGTATGCTGCCCTTCTTCTTTATGGTAGGTTTAATATTTATGTCTAAAGCTTTCAGTTCACTTATAAGTCTAGGCTCACTAGAGTCTCCAATGATTAAGTCTAAACCACATTCCATCTTATTAAGTCTAGCTATCTCAGAGGTTGATAGACCTGCTTTTCCGTAGATCTCCCGAACGTATAGCCTTCTGTTGTCTTTATCTACACTTAGTTTTACTAAGGTTGTTAAATCCTTGGAGAATCCAAAATCCTGACAGTATACGGTCTTTTCTAGTTGTAAGTAATCTCCTACTCTCCAGTTTCTGATGATGGCTCCTTCAGCTTTGCTGAGCCATCCCCCCAATATGATATGCTCATACTTATCTGGTCTTTCTCTCTTCATACCCTCTACTTGCTTTATAAAGGATGCTGATAGGTTATCTTTATTGTCTCTATAGTCTGTATGGATAAAGGTAGTACCCTCTTGCTGTCCATTATAACCATCTACAATTGCATTAGGCAAGAAGAACCTTTGGTATATCCAATGCTCTTTAGTTGTAGGGTTAAGTATTAGTATACATCTATTCTGTTTAAGCTGTGATCTAACAGAGAAATCTATCTTATCAAATACCTCTTCATCTATAAGTTCCTCTGATTCGTCTAGTACGAATGTAGTAACTCCGTTTAAAGATTTAAGTGCTGCTGTTTGGTTCCCAGAAGATGTGCGGATGCCTTTAAAGATAATAGAGCTTCCTGTCTCCAGGTTTATTATCTCATCCTTAGTTATTCTAAACTGTTCAGTTACACCCATCATTTCTATCTTTTCTATAAATTCAGGAATAATAGAGGTCTGTGCTGACATCATAGTATAACGAGTAAAGAGGACTTTATGTCCTCTCTCATAGGTTAGGTTTAATAAGAACATAGCTACACCAAAAGACTTGCCCGAGCCTCGTTCAGCGTCCCCCTGTAACAACAAAGTATCTTGACTTTGAGGTAAACAAGGGGACGTATTTTGGGTTTAATTTAACTTCTATTCCTATAGGTACTGACATATAGCTTTTTTTATTAAGAACCTGCTTACTCCAGTTTTTCTTTCAGCATCTCTTAGTGACAAATATTCAACTCCATTAAAAGTTGTTTTTATTCCGTGTAACATTTTTTTTCTTTCTATAAATTCATCGCTGTGGGTTTTATTATAAAATGGATTTAATTTACCAGTCCTACCAAACATACCGTTCTTTTCTCCAGAAACGGCAAAAGATATCTTCATTCTAGTGTTTTTGTTTTTAGCAGGATTGTTTTCTCCAGAAATGATTACTGACTGAAACTTCCTGACCTCTTCGTATTTTCTTGAGTCTCTGTATTCGTTATTAACAGACTTATTCATAATATGAAAAGCAGCTGAAGACGACCTATCTTTCAGGTGTAGAAACAGGAAATAATGCGCTAAGTAATGTTCTCTTGCTGTAAATAAAACTAAGTTACTGAGGTGATTCTTGCCTCCTAGCCATTTTGGAATAATATGATGAGACTCGTAGTAATTTCCATCCCCCTTTACTCTGTTTAGAACACGCCTTGATTCACACAAACTGACATACCAATCGTAGTATCTGCTTTTATTATGCCAAAGTACTTGATACTTAGGGTGTATGTTTACTGTTAATGCTTCAGTCATATATAAGATAACTGAAAATACAACAAACTGTTTTACAATTCTTCTTCATCTATCACCTCGATGTTGTTAACGTCTTCATCTACAACCTCAATATCATTGGCATCTACATCTTCAATATCATTAATGTCTTCATCTATATCTTCAGAGTCTAAATCTTCAGAGTCTACGTCTATAGTGTCTGCCATATCTTGTATCTGCTGAGGTGCTGCATAGAAATTAATAACAGGAGCTTTAATCTGAGTCCTACCAGAGTCTTCCTTCTTGTCTAGTGGCTTACCATATCTATATTGAAACAGTAAGTTAAGATGAGCAAAACTATCTACTGCTTTCTCTGCTAACATCTCCCAAGCCTCTTCTTCAGACCCAAAGACTTTCTTCATAGCCTTTAAAGCATAAGTTCCTATTTGGTCTTTCTTAGCTTGATTAAGTCTAGCGGGAGACATATTAGACTTCTGTGCTTGAACAGTCTTAATTCCTGCCTTATTCTTGCCGTTAGCTTTCCTGCCATCTGTAGGCTTAATAGTGTCTGAATGTTTTTTAGGTATTGCCATATCTATTTATTATTTTCCTTATTATTTTCCTTGTTATTTTTCTTATTATATATTGTCTCGTATAAATTCCATATAGCTTGATCTATGTCTGCTGCTTTATGAACCTCTTTAATGTCATAATGCTTATGAGCATTATCAATACTGATAGTGTAACCACCAGTAGCAAGTACTGCATATATTTTATAATCATTATTAAAGCACCATATTTGAGCTTTATAATTGCAGTTGGTTAGTTTAACAGTTATCTTCTTTCTTCTCATCTATAATAAATATAGTGTCTTCTTTCTTCGCATCGCTATAGCTCTGCTCCTTCCATTTCTTTTATTACTACTGGCTCTACTTCTTTACCAACCATTAAAAGCATAGCTTCTATCCTAGTTGAAATGTTTTTAAATTGCTCTGCACTAAGTTTATTAAGCTTGTTAAATAGAATTCTATTCTGCCCAGGAACCTCCTTCTTATTAGTGATTAAAGAATCATAAGAAGAAATAACTCTATAATCGCTAAGAGCATTAATCGTATAACCCATAGCGTGTATAACAGCACAATGGTTTTTGTTTACGTACTCACCCATACTCCTTTTAGATACCTTTGTGTTACCCAAAGATAGAGCATAGAATAAAGCCCTGCCTTCAACATACTCTATTGACCTTGTCTTTTTGGCAATGTCTATTCCTAGTAATCCATTCACGTAATTGTAGTTGTCTTCTATCATATCAGTTTTATTTGTTATTGTTGTTGTCTTTATTAAAATCCATTTGTATTAGGTCTGACTTGTCTACTCCATCCTTTACATTGTAGTAGTAAGTTATAAAAGAATACTCATCCATAGCTCTCATAATCCCTGCACACTGTTCGTATTTCTCAAGCTGCTTATAGTGTTCTAATAAATCCTGCATCTCATCAATTGGAACATCGTTTGCTAAATCATACATAGCCATATTGAAGAACTCTTGTATTCTATCTTTCCTGTCAACTATATCATCGCTAGTTGTTTTGCCTATCTTTTTCTTCTTTCCTTTTAACATCTAGGTACTTTGTATAATACTGGTTAGTCTGCTTATAAGTGTAGCCCTTGTAAATGCCTCCATTCCACATTCTTACTAACTGTTCTTCTGTAGGGAACTTACAATGTTTCTTCAGGAAGATCTCCTTGCCTAAACAAAGATACAACTTAAATACTTCTTCTGATGCCTTTTCATTAAACATATCTTCGTGTACATAATTAGTACCGTAAACTCTATTGACATCGCTTATCACGCTGTCTTGGATCTGTAGTATGCCATAAGAGTCTCCATTGTCTCCTATGGCTGTAATATCATTATCTGTTTCCACTTGCTTTAAGATTGACATTATAGATGTCAATCCTGATAGTACTATTATAAATGTTTTCATCTAATTGTTATTGTTATTAATGTTAGTTATTAATTTTAGTTATTAATGTTAGTTATTATGATCATTATGGTTTTTATGGCTATTAATGTTAGTTATTATAGTTATTATGGTGCATTGTCAATCCGTACACCCTCCAGAGTTACAGCCAGCTCCTACGCCAAAGAAAAAATCAGTTTGCAATCCTATTTTCTTAATTTGATTCATAGACATTTCTTTTTTGAATTTACTCTTACCTTTTTCTTGGTCGGCAAACCATTGCATTTTCAACGGTTCATCATCCCAATTTTTTCTTAATTGTTGCACTGGCTTATGAAAACAACCCACACAATTACTGTCTTTAGGGAAATTTAAGTTAGTTGACAAACTCCATTTATAAATCTCAAAATGCTCTATTTTATCATCAACTAATGGATATTCTAATTCTCTATACTTTTCAACTATCCATTTATTTCTTCCATTATCTGAAAAACCATTATGGAACTTAAAACTTGTATTTTCATAATTTACTCTATGCGATTCGTCATATCTAATACCCAACCTTGTTGATACAATTTCTTTTATTTCATTTCTACAAAATTCTGCGATAGGTTTTAATTTCATTTCAGTAGTGCAAAATCTTGTCATTTGATTTGGCAAATAATTTGACTTGTCTTTTATAATTTGCTCAAATGTTTTGCCAGTCAGCCATTTTATTTCCGTTCCGATTAATTGCTCTAAATCTAAAATCACTTTCAAAGTTAAATCACTTTCAGCCGTTGCTACAAATTCCATTCCGATTTTATCGCTAACTAATTGAACAAACTTTTTATCTTTAGGTGTGCATTTTTCATCTTCGATTGTTACCAATGAAAATAAATTGTAATCCGCTGGATAATGTTTTGCTAAATACGAGGATGTTTTTCCACCCGATACACTATTCACTTTTATCATTGGTTTTATATAATCCTCCATAATTTAATTTATTACTATTATTTCTTTATTGTCTTGTAGTGTTACTATATTAAATTCTGTAACCATTCCGTTTAGTATGTCTATTTTCCTTACTGTGTTTATTATTAATTAAAAATTAGTCTTTAGCTTTAATAAGTTATAACATTGTATGTACTTAAAGTAAGCCTTAGACTTATGTATCTTCTTGAATAGCTCATACACTTTTTTGGTATATTGATATTTACTTGTACAATTAACTAAGTATTTTTCAGTAAACTTAACACCATATCCCCTACAGAAATTAACGTTGTCT